CCGAGGGTTGGATAGTAAGGAAAAAGGTTTCCTGACTCAACAGGTTCATTCTCTTTGAACTCGTAATGAACCATGTCTTCCATATCCATGTCTATTCTACATCCTACTTCACATTCAAAACCATGCTTCCAACCGGGAGCACACAACACTAACGGAAAGTCATCAAGGGTCAATGGCAATCCAGCGCGTTGTGTTACATCTCCCATCATGGCCATCATTTCTTCTGGAGAGAACCAATATTTTTGCGCCATTCTATTATATGAATATTCCATACAAGCATCAACTGTGTCGCTCGTATTTTTCCAAGGTTCCTCGGTAGGATGTATAGGTCGGATTCCTTTTTCTACTGCATCATCTATTATTGTTCTAAACAGTTCCCCAACAAAGGGGACATGTCCTGCAATAGGCATCATTGATACAGCAGTTCCAACTAACAATCTTTTGTGAACGTTTTCTGGATGTCTGTGCAAGTTAAGACCAAATTTTGCTATTATTCTAAACGGAGAAACCCCCCATTTCCAACCTCTCGAGGTTTCATAAAATGCTCCTGAACAATAGCCCAAATTTTCGATACAATCAACTACTTTGATTTTAGCCGTCATTCCCAAACTTTCATACCTGGCTATCACCTTCTTTAAGTCCATTGGGTTGTTGGTACCGAAAAAATTGTCATCACCCTTTGCCACCACAGTAGCATCGGGAAAGATCCACTTGACAATCATCAAATTTATTAGAGTGTTAAAGCAAGACGTCCACATGTCTCCACTTCTTCGAGCGTGTATTGTTTTGTAAAATACTCCGCACTTGCCTCTGCCTTCCATCTTGGTCCATACCTTTGACAAATCTGACCATCTCGGTGGAAGGACGGGTAAAACATTTTCTATAAACCATTTTTCAAACTGAATCCAGAAAGGATGCAATGAACCATCATAATTGCTAACGTCGACTTCATAAATATATTTAAACTTGCAAAACAAGTGATTTGCGACGACTCCTAACTGTTCAGCTGTCATACCCGAGTCATAATACATACCGTCTAGTCCATTAAATATTTCTCCCATCCATTTTGACACGGAATAAAAGAACGATCCAACTGACTTTTGAAACTCGAGTTGTCTAGCATTAATTATACGTGGTTTGAAATTTGTTACTACTTTACCCAAATAACACTCCATTTTAACGAAAATATCAGCTGGTACATACGAACTAAGATCTATAGGTTCTACAGCCTCTTCCAATAAATGAGCCCTTTTACCACTCAGATGGTGCAGCCATTCATCATCTGAAATAAGTCTGAAAGGTGTAGAATGAAGCTTGAATGAAAGTAAGTAATCCTTGGCGGAATTGATTGCGGTCTTGATGACATAGTTGTCATAGACCCG